ACAAGTTGGTTTCTCTTCATTTGAGTCATAACTTTTTGCATATATTGTTCAACGTCTGATGCATTTATATTTCCAACGTCAATATAAAATACACGTCGTTCTGGTGCCCGAACAATTCTATATGCCATCATAGCATCTTCTAGAAGTGTTAATTGTCTCCAAATACGGCGTGCCGGCTCCAAAACGGATGTGCCATATGGCGCGTACTTATCGTTTCCTAAAATTCTAAAGTGCGCAACCTGCCAATTTTCAAATGTCAACCCGGCAGTGTTCCACTGATATTGGACATAATTGGGGTTTGTTTTGTCTTCCCCTTCTAACCTCTCGACTTCCATAGAGGGCAGGCCAATGGCAGACCTAACTCCTTGCTCCTCATCAATGTCGAGATAGAGAAAGTAATCCCCAAACTTACACATTGATCTACACCACCCAAACAGATTAAAATCGATATTTAAAACATTATGGTACAAGGTTTGTAGAACCGCCTTTATTTCTTCATTGTGGCACCGTATATTTAGCAGCGGAGTTAACTCGGACGATGTTGACATTTCGTCAGCGTAAATATCAAGGGCTGAGGCTATCTCTGGCATATATTCCATTTGATCAAAATCTGTGTATCTCTCAGATCTATTTTGATTCACATAAGAGTTAGCTTGCATTTTTTCATATGCATGATACTCAGACTTTTTAAATTGCTGCCCACTCGCTGACTTAAATCGAGCAGCGTATTTATCCATGTCTCGTCGTTTTATTTGTCTTCCAGTTTGACTACGATACCTAATCATTGGGCCAGAGAACACCCTGGTCAATTGCTTAAATAATCTATTTTGTGGATTTCTTGGGTTGTCTTTATAATCTGCCATTTCTTTTATCCTTTGAATAGCCAAACAAATTCTTGATCAATTTGTTGTGCGTTATCTTTATTTTTTAAATCAGATTCAAAATCATATTTTTTTTGATACCCATGCATACCTGGGATTGTGGTATTTATTTTAGTATTTGAGAAAATCATAGATCCTAAGAATGCTTTCTGATATTCTATGTCCCTTTGGTTTGTTTCAAGTGCCGTATCACGAACCCAGCACCCAATTGCCAAAGCCATTGTCAAGTCGTCGTTGTAACTCCTCATAGCTTGCGGACGACCGTTATTCCATATGAATGTTTTAAACTCGTTGGCCGTTCGCGAAGAATATAGAGTAATTAGTTTATTTCTAATGAATTCTTCTAATTTTGCTACGATTAGTGGCCTCGTCTTCTGGGAGGTTGTAAAGCCGACCACAGAATTTGACATTGCCTCTGCCTCTAATTGGTTCACATACTCGTGCGTTGATTTGATAGAGTAATAAATATTTGGATATTCAAGATCCTTTAGTTTATCCAGAACAGCAAAGCCAACAGAGTTGTTCTCAACCACCAACAGACAGTTCCCATATTCTTTACCCGCTGAATACAACATGCTGGCATAGACATCTGGGGCGGGTTTTCCCTGATATTCTGCGATAACCTCCATAGTTTCGAGCTTTATAACATGAAACACGGAATAATCTTTCCCATCGCCGCGAGCAACATCTGCAACGAGCATATAGGTGCAGTCGTCTTTATATTCTTCCCAGATCCAATAATTTCTATCAAATCCCGTTCTATGCTTGGGGTCTCTCACCGTGCCAAAAATTCTCTTAATGTCATCAGGATGGATTACTGTTTCGCCTGATGTATTGAAGTTACACTCTAGCTCCTGGGCGATTTGTCGACGAGACATATTTCTTGTCTCTTTTTCAAACCACTCTTGGTCTCTTTCTGGGTGTACGTCCCATTTAAGGTTGGTTGGATAAAAATCATTTACTCCCTGCTCAGACTCAGTGTATGTCTTGTGAAACCAGTTGCCGACACCGTTAGGCGTAGAAAGAGCTATACACCTTCCACCAGTTGATAGAGTGGGATACAGGCCAGTCCACAGTTCTTTGAGGCCTTCTACGTGCGCTGCCTCATCAATCACCAACAAGGACAGCGCTTCTGAACGTCCTGCGTCACCAGAAGTTGATGAAGCCTTTATTTGAGATCCGTTTGAAAGTTCAAAAGAAGAACGGTTATCAATAGTAATATCTGAAATTTGTAAAAAGTCGGGGACATTCTTAAGAATGTGTTTTACCTTTTTGACAAGATTTGAAGCTGTTCCGAACTTGGTTGCTATAACTAATACGTTTTTATCACGATGAAAAAGCATAAGCCAGACAATGTATCCCGCTGTAATTGTCGAGATGCCTAGCTGCCTGGCTTTTAAGATTATGTTAAATCTGTAATTATTGAAATCTTTTAATAACTCTGACTGAAAGTCGTATGTCTTGAAGGGTATTAGACCCTTCTGTGGGTGGGATATTCTTGCGTAATTATTTATAAAATAAACGGGATCTTTACCACACTTTAAAACTTCTCTGTAAATTTCTTTCTTGGTAAGCTGATAGCCCATTATGCATTATTTTAGTTGTTTCCTAAACTAAGAAAGTCCTTGAAGCGGTCTCTTAGGTCTTTCTCTTCTTCGGTGACTTCAACTACCCCCTGGATGCCTCCAATTTTATAGTCGCATTGCGCCTGAACCCAAGTCCAAACCTTTGATCTATTTTGAACAATCATATCAGCATCGCCAACCTTTGTTAAGGAAAGGGCGTTACCAGTAACAGCCTTATATTCTTTCTTTAAAAATTTGACAACCTCAGCGATCCGCTGCTCTACTTCATTTTCAAAACCATTGGCATAAACTTCTTTAAGTTGCAACTCGCTAGAATAAGAGACTCTTAAAACATTGCCCACGAAGCGAACACCAAAGCCATCAATTACACGACGATCGTTGATCATGTGTCCTTCTTCTCTGCGTAGCCCTGCACTTCTGGGTTCGCCATCGCCAAGAATACCCTCATGGGCTCCATCATAACCTATGTTTGCCGCTGCTTGTGAAATTCCACGAATAATTTCAAGTACCGTTGCCATTATTTGGTCTCCATCCAGATTGCCATCTTTCTTCTCGGTCCTCAACCCATTGTATGTAGCACTTAAAACAACAATCGTACTTATTCATGTAAACATCGTCTCGAACATCAAATGAATAAACACTACATACGCCACAGGTACGATTAGACTCTTTATTAAGTAGTTTCTTGGGCACTAAAATACCATTAAGCTCTACTTTCTCATCTTTCTCAAGTAAGCTATATTCTTTTTCTGTAAGTTTGCGTATCTGAATGAGATAATCTTTTTCTTTATCATCAGTCCAATTCGCTTTAGGGTTTTGAATTGCATCGTCACCATATTTTTTACTAATGGCCTGCTCTATTTTTGCCAGATTGTTCCAGTCTTTATTGCTCACTGCGACCCCTGATTAATCTCCCGTGCCGCAAAAAAGATAGCAATTGAAGTAGCAGCTCCCACAATAAATCCTCCTGCAAAAAACCAATGGTTATTGCGGTTAGGATGTTTACGAATCATCTCTTGAAGGTCAATAATCTCTTGATCCCTCAAATTAGATAATGCGGTGCTGCGCTCTTCAAGCGAATCATAGCGCACTTGCAATAAATTATACTCTAAATCCCGTTTAGCAGTTAAGAGATTAATCTCGTAATTAACGCGCAGGTCGCAGTCGGTGAGTCTAAACTCACGTTCTGCGATTAGCTGCGCTGTTGCCGTGGGATTAAAGAGGGTGCCAGCAAATGGTGCTGGATCGCCTTCCTCAAGCTGAGTAAATTGTGGTTCTTCTTCTGTTTCTTGTGCGAATAACTCTGCTGGAAATAAACTAAAAATTGCTACCAATACTAAGACTCTACTCAACATTCTTAAACCCGAATTCCCTTTCTAAGGCTTCTGAGAGGGATCTAGGATCTTGATGAAAGCTCTCCACAAGTTCCTTAACCCTTTTGCGCTTTTCTCTATCAAGTGAACTATTAGACTCACTATGTTGTCGCTCAATCTCTCGTATCGTTTCATTAAAAGTTGTCCTGACTGATTCTGACCTCCTTATTTCATTCTCACGGTTCTCTTCAAGAACTTTTATTCTATCTTCATAGTTCTTGCGGTTCCTGTCCATTAGCTCCAAAATAGGGCCAACAGAATTCCCCTTCGTTAGAATGGTAAGTAAGGCAGCGATAATAAAAAGCATGGGCACGTACCAATGAGTCTTGATCCACGCCCATGCTTTTAGTAGGAGAGTTTTCGTCCCGAGCCAGCTCAAACTAGCCCGCATTCTTTAGGGCGACTACAGTGTCAACAACGCCCTGAGAGCCGATGTATACAACTGAG